ATTGCTATCGGATTAGATGTTCGTAGAACATCCTTTCTAGTAAAGGCATCAAACTTACCTGCTCAAGCACTTGGTGAGATTGCTGTACCTTTCCGTGGAAGAAGTATCTATATGGCAGGTGACAGAGAGTTTACAGATCCATGGTCAGTAACTTTCATCAATGACACTGACTTTATGATTAGGAATGCTATGGAAAGATGGTCAAATGGTATCAACGATTTAGCAGAAGGAACTGGTGTAGTTGCTCCTGCTGACTATCAAACTGACTTGTTTGTTGAGCAGTTAGATAGAGATGATACAGTTCTTAAGAGTTATATCTTTAGAAACGCATGGCCACTGACTGTTGCTACAATAGAGTTGGCCACTGAAACTAACAATACTATTGAAGAGTTTGAGTGTACATGGAGATACCAACACTTTGAAGCAAGTGGTGTAAACTTCTAAATTTAACGAGTATAAATAGTTATACAATTTTAAGTTTGGAGTAATTATAACATGGCACAACTTTTTGGTTTTAAGTTTGAGCGAGTCAAAGACGAAAAAAGTCAAGAGAAGTTCACTTTACCAAGTACAGATGATGGAACGACCGAAGTTGCTGGAGGAGGTTTCTTCGGTCAAGTTCTTGATACTGATGGTAGAGAAAGATCTGAACAAGATTTAATTCGTAGATATCGTGACATCGCAACTCAACCTGAGTGCGATTCTGCAATCGAAGACATAGTAAACGAATCAATTGTATCTGATGAAAAAGATCAGTCGGTTGCTATCGCTCTCGATAATTTACAATATTCAGAAACTATCAAGAAAAGAATTCGTGAAGAATTTAACACTGTATTAAGATTATTAGACTTTAATGTAAAAGGTCATGATATCTTTAGAAGGTGGTATATCGATGGTAGATTATTTTATCACAAAGTTATTGATAAGAAGGATCCAAGAAAAGGACTTGTAGAAGTTCGTTATATAGATCCTAAGAAAATTAAGAAAGTAAGACAAGTCAATAAACAAAAAGATAATGCTACACAAGTTGATTTAATTCAAGATATAGAAGAATACTTTATCTACAACGATAAAGGTTTAAAGATGGGTACTACAGAAGGCATTAAGATTGCTGCTGATAGTATTACATATTGTCCATCTGGTGTTATTGACCAGAACAAAGGACATGTATTATCATACTTACACAAATCAATTAAACCTGTCAATCAATTAAGAATGATTGAAGACAGTTTAGTTATATACAGAATATCAAGAGCACCAGAAAGAAGAATCTTTTATATTGATGTTGGTAACTTGCCGAAAGTAAAAGCAGAACAATATCTAAAAGATGTAATGAACAGATATCGTAATAAACTAGTTTACGATGCATCTACTGGTGAGATTCGTGATGATAGAAACCATATGTCAATGTTAGAAGACTTCTGGTTACCTCGTAGAGAAGGTGGTCGTGGTACTGAAATTACTACACTTCCTGGAGGTTCTAATTTAGGTGAGATAGATGACATCAAATATTTCCAGAACAAGTTATATCGTTCATTAAATGTTCCTGTTTCTAGAATGGAAGCAGAAAACAATTTCAGTTTAGGTCGTTCAACTGAGATTACTAGAGATGAATTGAAGTTTACTAAATTTGTTCAAAGGATTCGTAAGAAGTTTACACCAGTATTTACTGATATGTTGAAAACACAATTAGTATTAAAGGGTGTGATATCTCTTGAAGAGTGGGATAGAATCAAAGAACACATTCAATATGACTTTTTACAAGATGGTCACTTTGCTGAATTAAAGAAAGCAGAGTTACTTAACGACAAAGTACAAACCTTACAATCTATTGAACCATACATTGGTCAGTTCTTTAGTAAGAAGTGGGTACAGAAAAATGTTTTACAATTTACAGATTCGGAAATTGACGAAATGGCGAATCAATTAGAAGACGAATCTGAAGACGATAATCAAGACGGAGAATTATAATGGCAAATACAAAAGATATGATTGACGCACTAGCAAAAGGTGATAACTTAGAAGCAGAGAAAGCATTTAACGATGTTATGTCTGGTAAAGTTGGAACTTCGTTAGAAGATAAAAGGGTTGAAGTAGCAAACTCTTTTGTTAAAACACCTGTAGAGGCGAAGGCAGAGGAAGATGATTCTTAATTTTCAAAATTACTACACATCTATCACTGAAAAAGATGACCACAAGAAATCTAAGGAGTATAAAAAATTAACTCCAAAGATGAAAAATGCAGTGGATGAAATTTTTAAATTAATGGACACTACTAAAGGACTAAATATACTAAATAACTTCGAAAAGACACTTCGTAATGTTTCAAAAAAACATAGAGTTACTGAAAGAGAACTCACTAGTTATTTTGAACGAGAAGTTTTATCGATTTAAGGAGAAAAGATAAATGGCATACACATCACAAACATTAGCAGACTCTGATTTTGAAGTAGTTGTTAAAACTACAATCACAGGTACTAATGGCACAGCACTTAAAGTAATCGATGCAAGCACTTTTGAGTCTGCTGCAAACGATGGTAGTGACAGATTAGATATAGTTGGTTGTAAATGGTCTGTTAGTTCTCCACTAGATGTAGAATTTAATGCTACTACTAATGTTGTTGCATTAACATTAAATGGTCAAGGCAGTTATGGGTTCGGAGATGGTGCACCCAAAATAGTAAACAATGGTGGTTCAGGAATAGATGGTGACATTTATTTAGAAAACGATGCAGCATGTGTAGGTTTTATCGTATTAAAACTAAGAAAATCTGCTGGTTATACATCGATATAATTACATAGGATAAGGATATGGCAATAAAATTAATATCAGAAGAAGTCGCTAATGTAGAATATCTTACTGAGCAAGATGAAAATGGTAAGAAGAACTACAAGATAAAAGGTATCTTCATGCAAGCAGACCTAAAAAATAGAAATGGTCGTGTTTATCCTATGGAAATACTACAGAAAGAAGTTAAAAGATATAATAAAGAATATATCTCAGAAAAAAGGGCATTTGGTGAATTAGGTCATCCAGATGGACCAACAGTTAATCTGGAAAGAGCAAGTCATATGATTACTTCTCTAGTACCAGATGGAAAGAACTTCATTGGTGAGGCAAAGATTCTTAGCACACCGATGGGTAATATCGTAAAGAATCTTATGGATGAGGGTGCTAAACTCGGTGTATCATCCAGAGGTATGGGCAGTTTAAACCAGAAAAATGGAGCGAACTATGTGAGAAATGATTTTTACCTAGCAACTGCAGCAGATATTGTGGCGGATCCTTCAGCACCTAGTGCTTTTGTAGAAGGCATAATGGAAGGCAAGGAATGGGTATGGAATCATGGTGCTTTAGTTGAAGCAGAACTTGCACAAGCAAAAGAACGCATTAACAAAAAAGTACAGAAGAAAAAAGCATTAGAAGAAGCATTAGAATTTGCTAAATTTCTTAAAATGCTTTAATTTATAAATATATACTAAACAATTAATAGGAGATAATTCCAATGGATAATGAGTTAGATAGATCTATTGAGGAATTAGAGGCAGAGGTAATCCAGGAACTTGAAGAAGCGAATGGTGCGGATGCTCCTAAAAAAGGTGCTGCTCCTGCCGATAAGGCAGACAAGATCGATGATAAAACATCTGGTGGTGTCGAAGACACTGGTCCTGCTGTAGTAGAACCTACTCAAAAAGTCAAAAAACCAAAATCTAAAGAAGTCACTGGAGATCCTGCACAAAAAGGTGAAGGAAAACCTGACTCTATGGATAAAATCAAAGAAGAGAAAGATGATGATTCTTCTGATGATGTTGATTCTTCTGATACTTCTGAAACCAAAATGACTAAAGAAGGCATGAAAAATAAAATGCTTGCTGCTATGAAAAAGATGAATAAAAAAGAAATGGAAGAACTTTATGCATCTTATAATAAAATGTCAGAAATGGATGACGAAGAAGAAGAAGACGAAGAAGATGTAACAGAGAAGAAGGCAAAAATGAAAGAAGAAGTCGACAACAGAATTAAGGAAATCGATGTCAGCGATGATGTAGATGCTCTTATAAATGGAGAAGGCGATCTTTCTGAAGAATTTAAGTCTAAAGCAGCAACAATCTTCGAATCAGCAGTTAAGTCTAAAGTGCGTGGTGAAATAGAACGCATGCAAGGCATCTACGATGAAGAACTAGTTGAAGCAACTGAAACAGTTAAGTCTGAATTAACAGACAAGATTGATTCTTACTTAAACTATGTTGTTGAAGAGTGGATGAAAGAAAACGAATTAGCAATTGAGAGAGGTCTCAAGGGCGAAATCGCTGAAGACTTTATCGCTGGATTAAAACAACTGTTTGAAGATCACTATGTTGATGTTCCATCAGAAAAATATGATGTGCTTGAAGCACAATCAGAAAAAATTGCCGAATTAGAGGAAAAAGTTAATAAATCTTTAGAGGATTCTGTATCTCTTAAAGAGGAAAATTCTTCCCTAACTCGTCAAGCAGTTATATCAGAAGCGACATCTGATTTAACTGAAACCGAAATTGAAAAGTTTAAGTCAGTTACAGAAGATGTAGAGTTTGACTCTGCTGAATCTTTTCGTAGCAAGATTTACACTCTGAAGGAAAGTTATTTTCCTAAAGTAGTAAGTGAGTCGACTTCGACAATTGATAATGTAGAAACTGGCACTTTAGCACAGGACATTGATGTTTCTGACTCAATGGCAAACTATATGTCTGCAATTAGCAGAAATGTTAAAGGTGCAAATTAATATAAATAAGTAGAAAGTAATAAGGAGAAAATTACAATGTTTCAAACTGAACATCTACAAGAAAAGTGGTCGCCAGTCCTTGCACATCCCGAACTACCAGAAATTAGGGATTCGTACAAAAGGGCAGTAACTACTATCGTTCTTGAAAACCAAGAAAAGTCAATTAAAGAAGATCGTGCTTTCTTGAATGAGTCTGTTCCAACAAACTCATCAAGTGCAAATGCAAATATTGACAACTGGGATCCAATCCTAATATCACTAGTTAGAAGATCTATGCCAAACCTTATCGCTTACGATATCGCTGGTGTACAACCAATGACTGGTCCTACTGGATTAATCTTCGCTATGCGTTCTCGTTTCGCATCACAAGATGGTGCTGAAGCATTAGCAGACGAAGCATTCCCAGATATTTCTAACCAAAATGCTGCTGGTACAATCGGTGGTGGTGATATCGGTGCTACAGAAACTAACCCTTCTGTATTAAACGACACACCTGCTGGTACTTATGTTTCTGCAACTGGTCAAACTACTGCACAAGGCGAAGCACTTGGCGACAGTGGTGCAAACCAATTTGCTGAAATGGCATTCTCAATTGAGAAGCACACTGTTACTGCTGTAACTCGTGCTCTTAAAGCAGAATACACAATGGAACTAGCACAAGACCTTAAAGCAATCCACGGATTAGATGCTGAGCAAGAATTAGCAAACATCTTATCTGCTGAAGTTCTTGCTGAAATTAACCGAGAAGTTGTAAGAAACATTTATGTTTCTGCTGTAATCGGTGCACAAACTAACACTACTACTGCTGGTATCTTTGATTTAGATACTGACTCTAATGGTCGTTGGTCTGTTGAGAAGTTCAAAGGTCTAATGTTCTCTCTAGAGAGAGATGCTAATGCAATCGGTCAACAAACTCGTAGAGGAAAAGGTAATATTATCTTATGTTCTGCTGATGTTGCCTCTGCATTACAAATGGCAGGTGTATTAGATTACACTCCTGCGTTAAACAACAACCTAAATGTTGATGACACTTCATCTACATTCGCTGGTACTTTAAATGGTCGTTACAAAGTTTATATCGATCCATATGCTGCTAACATATCTGCAGACCAGTACTATGTTGTTGGTTACAAAGGTACATCGCCTTACGATGCTGGTATGTTCTATTGCCCATATGTCCCACTACAAATGGTGAGAGCAGTTGGTGAGAACACTTTCCAACCTAAAATTGGATTCAAAACAAGATACGGAATTGCTGCTAACCCATTCCATACTGGAACTGTTGCTGCTTCTGCATCTGGTGCGATCTCAATTACTGGTAACACAAATAAATACTACAGAAGAGTGAAAGTATCTAACTTAATGTAAGATAACTCTACTATCAAGTATTGAATTAAGAGGAACTTCGGTTCCTCTTTTTTTTTGCC